ACCTGCGCTTGGGCAAGGGCAATCTGTAGCTGAAGCTGCATCTCCTGCATCTTCTGCTGCTGCTGGAACTCGGGCGACTGCTGCTGCTGGAGGGCCTCTTCCTTGGTCATCACGACGCCGGCCAGGTCTTGCACGGAAGCCTGCTGCTCGGTCAGGTCCGCCCACTTGATGAACGCGCGCTGCTCAGGCTGGAGGGTTGCGGCGAACTGGCTCAGAGCCTGGCCCCGAACTTCCTTGGCGACGAGGCTTGATGCACCCTTGGCTACCACGTCGTAATCACCCTTGATCGTGTCGTCAGAGCTGAACCGCATGTTCCAGTGGTACAGGGCGCTGATGAACGGCTTGGTCACGCCCTCGTCCCACGACACCACGAAGTCTTTCAGTGCGATGTTGGCTTGCGCCAGCAGCATCGACAGCCCACCCATCGTTCCCGCGGCGCCGCTTCTCGGGTTGTCGCCGTAGGTGAATTTGGGGATCGCCGTCACTTCGTCCGCGTTGGTGTCGAAAAGCTGCAGTATCTGCACCAGCTCGGGCATGTGCGAGTTGGCGCTGATCGCACGGACGGCCGGGAACTGCATGTCACCGCCAGTCCGCGGCCAGACCTTGTTCGGGTAGATGTCGGTGAGGTTGGCGTTCGGCGGGAATGCCGGGACATAGACCTCGTATTGATCGCCGGCAGTGATGGACCCGTTATCGAGGATCATCCGGGCCGCGGCGTTGAGCATCTTTTGATCGTCGCGCATGATCGACGCGAGGCCGTCGCCGAAGATGCTCGTTTCGTCGTGGTCGAGGTAGTACAGGTGGTACGGGAAGCGGATGCCCTCGATGGGCTCGATTACCGCCTTGATTACCGTCCCGTCCGGCAGCATCCACACGTTCGCGAAATACGATTCGTGCATCGACTCTTCGGGGATATCCACGCCGCAGCCCGAAAGCTGCTCGGCGTTGAGCCAGCCCCACCGCTCATACACGTCATACTGGCCCGTCTTTGTGTCGCCGTGCATGCGCCACTGCTCGCCCATCGAGCGAAGAAGCTGCTCATACACCATGAGCTTGATCGAGCCGTTCGGGTTGGTCGCAATCGCGGCCCTGATCGCGGCGCCGTTGAACGTCGGACGGACGGCCAGCTCAGCCAGATCGTTCCGCGTCAGACGGTGGTGCTCCCAGACGAACCGCGCATCCTCCATGCGCGTCACGGCCATGTCCGGGTAGAAATTCCAGATCGGCACGTAGGACAGAAACGGCGTGGCGAAGCTCTGTTTGGTCTGCTTGAACTTGTTCTCGGCCTCGTCCCACGCGTAACAGATGCGCTCCCGGCGCTCAACCAGCGGCCCCTTGAGGATGCCCGTGCCGTAGAGGTTGCCGGAGTGGAGAACCTGCCGGGCAACGTCGCGGTACTTGCACTCGGATAGCTGATCGTCGATGCGCGTCGCCATCTTCGCGGCGGCAGCGTCAGCAGCGGCCTTGTATGCAGCTTTCAGCGTGTCCTTGTCGGGAGCCTTGCCCTGGTTCTGCTGGGTCAGCAGATCCTTGATCTTCTTCTGCAGCGGCGCGGGGATGGACGGCTCGGGCGTGGCCTCTACGTCGTAGTTCCGCTCGCGGTTCGCGGGGAACAGAAGGTCCATCATCCGGGCGTCGACGGACTCGACTTTGACACGAGTCTTGCGCATGAACGCCTGCGAGCGGCCAACCATCCCGGCCAGTTCCTCGGGCTCGTACTGACCCTTGTACTGGCGCAGGTCCGTCAGCCAACGATTCTCCAAGTCGAGCCGCAACGTCTGGGCGCGATTGAACTCGGCAAGCAGATCCTGCCCGATAGGATCGAGCGGGTTAGAGGCTTGCTCGTCGTTGAAAACGCGAGTGGCGACCTCCGAGTAATCGGATGCGTAATTGCTCATAGGCTGGGCCGGAAAAGAAGAAGGCCGCTCTAAGTGGCGGCCTTTTTGGTCTTGCTGTTTGCTTCGAGTCGTCGCGTTCGTTCGCGCGCCCAGATAGCCTTTGCTACCCGTTCCTCGCGCTCGTCGCCGGAGAAGCAGTAGTTGGGGTTCAGCAGGTAGTAGTACCCGCTCGCGGTCTTCACCTTCATGGCAAAGCCGCACGTCTCGACTTTCTTCAGCAGCTTCCGGGCGTACTCATCATCGACACCGATCTCGGCGCCGACAATTGCCGGGGTGGTGTAGCTGACGCCCTTGTACGTCGAGTCGCGCATAAGCACGGCCATCGTCTTCGTCAGTTTGCAGACGGGCATCTCAATCATCGCGTGCGCTCCCAAGTCGTAGAACTTGTTGAATGACTTGCGCGATCCTCGCCGGTAAATTTTTACTGGTCCGTCCGTAAAATTTTGCGGATCGTTCTCAGTGCTGGTGCGGCTTTCGGGGTCGTTACCTCTGGCATCTACTACTTCCCCAGTTTCGGGGTCGATTCCAAGGGTTATCCATTCGTCCGCAGTCAGTGTTGCGCTATAATTTTCCACGTTGATCCTGCTATGAAGGATTAGCCAAGCCTCGGGGTGTTTGCAGCACCGCCGGGGCATTTTTACGTCAGTACCCGACTCTCGACGCCGGAGCGCGGCCCACTTGGAATCGCGGGTCGCTGAATATCTTGTGGTTCATGATCTCTTCCGGCGCCCTTGGGTCAGCAAAGGTCAGCGCCAGCGAGTCGGCTTTGTTCGGAGACTTGACGCCACGCGCTCGCATGTCGTCCTTGGACTCAAGCAACGTTGATCCACCGCGGTAGTAATAGCGCGGGGCCGTGAGTTCCGACCGCAGATCGTGGTCGTTTATCAGAGAGGCTGACTTCATCCACTCCCGCATCTCGCCCCACATGAAGGCGCGCAGGTTGTAGTAGATGGTCTTGCTGCCCGTGACCTTCATTCTCTCTTCGCCGTATTCGCCATCCATGCGAAGCGAAGAGTTGATCCCCACGACGATTGCACCGTACATGCCCTTGAGCTGATCGACGACGCCGGCACCCACGCCAATCTCATCGACGGCTATCTGCTCGGGCCGCTCTCCGTATGGATCAATCAGGGACTTCACCCACGCGGCGCCCTGAATCGAATCCAGGTGCTGGGTTTCCTCAACTTTCAGGAGCACACGGCCCCTGCGGATCGACACGGCAAACTTGTCGTTTCCGAATCGGGCCGGATCGACACCTACGCGAAGACGGCCCATTGCCTCGACGGTCGAAGGCCCTCGCATCGCGGCATCCTTGACCGAATGGCCGGGGATAAACGCATTGACGACGGATGCTTCGTAGTTCCGGTCGATCTCCTGCGCCACAACGTGCGGTTCAAGCGTTTCGCACTGACGCTGATACCAAGCCTCGTCCTTGCGCGGATCGTCGCGCCAATCGAACACGAACACCTTCAGCTTGCCGCCGTGGCGTTTCCGGTAGAAAGGGTTGCCCGATCCGTTCGGGGTCGATACATCAATCTTGCAGTTGGATGTTTGCGACAGCGCCGCGTCAATGGCATCCGGCCGTTCGTAGAAAGCCGATTCGTCCTTCCAATAGACCGCAGTCCGGTTTCCTCGCCCGATGTTGTCGCCAGCCTCGCCAACGATGGCAGCGCCGTTTTCAGGGTTAAGGATGCGCATGAACGGCGCGTGCTTTGTGTCATCCCACCCGTCAGGGCGGAACTCAGTCGGCAGGCCGTTGATGAACGCCCGGATCTTCCAGAACAGGCTCTTGGGGTCGCCGATGCGATCCACGTACTCTTCTTTGCGCGAACCGAAGCCGACGATCACTTGCGGATGGAACAGCCACATCCACACAGACACCGCAACGGTCAGCCAGGACAAGCCCATGTCCCGAGACTTCTCGACCAGTCCGTCTTCCCGGCCGCGCCAACGATCAACGGCCCATTCTATGAACTCCGCCTGTTTCGGGAACAGGATGAACGGCACCTGCACCGGCAGGCCCACGTCAGCGTTACGAGGATCGACCGTCACGCCCCAGTCTGTGATGAACTGGACTGGATTCGTCTTGTAGAACTCCTTGAGTCCCGCAGCCATTCCCGCTGTGCTTCGGATCTGCTTCAGCCGGCGGATGCGCTCCTGAACGATGGGATCATAGTCCGGCTTCTTCCAGTCAATTTCAGGCAGACGGGTCATTGCACATGCGCGAATAGGCTTCCATCGCGCTCATCGCTACGCCGTCGCCAAACTTCTTGGCCGCGTCTTCCAGTCCGGTGTCGTCCTTGATGCGCAGAACCTTTCGTTCCAGCTCGATCAGCACCCGCAGAGCGTCAGCCAGCTTCTTCGCGCTATCAACACGACTCGGCAGGCTCATCACCTTCCGGTACAGCTCATTTAGCTTGTCCGTGCCGTTGTCGTCGGGCGAAGCCATCAGATCCCCAAGCTTGGCAAAGTCCTCGGCGCAATCCAGTTGAGTCTCAAGCTCGGCGAACAGCTTCTTCACAACGCCACGGGAGCGGGAAATGTCCTTGCGCTGACCAAGAACTGCATCAGCCTGCATCGTCGCATTGGCATCAACAATGTCGCGCTCGGTTGCAACGCTCTCCGCTGTAACTTCCCGTGTAACTTGGGCCTGTGTAACCAGAGCTTCCGCTTTCGCCCGGATCTTCTCTGTCAGGTCGCGGTCGATTCCCAGCTTCGCGAAATGCTTGTCCATCGCAGCGCGCGACACACCGAACTCTTCCGACATCTGCAGCTTGGTCTTGATGCCCGCCCGCCACTGCGGCTCAATCGCATCCCAATCGACAGACCTAGCCACGATCAGCCAGCCTTTACCACCAGCCCCAGCAGCGCCAGGCCAATCACACCAGCCCCCGCCACCACGGCCTTGACCACGAACCCGCGCAACTCTTCCAGCGGCCTCATTCGGCCCTCGATGCGCTCCATCTGCAGCCGCATGGATTCGTACTCCGTGCGCAGAGCGGTATCACGCTCGCGGGACGACTCTTTCTCCGCCAGGATTGCCGCGTTCGTTGCGACGATGGCCTCGGCGTTCTTCTCGCTCACCTGGAAGCACCGGCTGATAGCCTCACGCGTCTCTGCGTGGCGTTCTTCGAGGCGTGCGATGGTCACGACCGCATCCCGAATGTCCTTGACGGCCTCTTCGAGCGCGGCAATGCGGGCTTCGGTTTGGGGTGTTTGCATAGCGTGGTCCAGAAACGACAACGCCCACCGATCCAGTGAGGACGGCGGGCGTTTCAATATTTGAGGGCGGCAGACGGCGCTAACGTCCCCCGTCCTTGAGCCTGCGGGGGAAGGCTTGCGCTCGTTGGCGCGGTTTATAGTTGTTATGCGGGAGCGAGACTATCACCCGTTGAAAATGACGTGACCATAACCGGGCGCTTCCATGCAAATACTTCTTGACTACACTTTGTAGTCTGCTACAATAGAGTCATGGATTCAGCGAGGGCGCTGGATCAACAAACCCAGGAGAAACAAATGTCCACACGTGAAATATTTGCCAGCCTCCTCCGTGGTGCTGATAACGGCACCAACGCCATCCATGCCAACCGGGCCGCAGTGCTGGCCCACGCCCGCCGGGCACTAGTGCTGGCCGGGCCGAAAGGTCGGCTTCCGTAGTTGATCAAGTCGAGCCGCGTGACAGGCGGCTCTGATGGATCAACCAACCACACAAGGGGAAGCATCATGATAGTCAACTACCTGGATCACGAACACGGCTTTTTCGCCCAGTACTGTCGCCGCAGTGCCGGGTTTTACCCCGACCTGTGCCGAAAGGACCGGCGGGCTGCAGAAATCGCCGCCCACAAGGCGGGCGTTCGGCAGGCGGAAACCTTCGAGCGCAGGGGAGAATGGGTTCTCCCGGCGTACCGTAATACCTCCCACGTTCGGTTGGCAGGGCCAAAAGGCCACCTGCCGGTCTAATGATTAACAAAGGAGACACAAAAATGGCCAACCCCGTTGAAGTAATTGAGGAGTTCTGTCCAGCGGCTGGGCTGGTAGTCCGTCCCGGTGAGGGCAGGAGCTGGGACTTCCGCCCATTCGGGCAAAGCGAGGCGGTGCGGAGGCACCGCGTGATGCGGAGCTTCCTCCGTATCAACGAATGGAAAATCTCTTGCGGGATGCTGTCCCGCAGGGTGGCAAAGAAGGCCGCCCGTCGTTTCGCAGAAAGGGCCGTGGCGGATGACGCCTGCGCCGGCTGCAAGTGCGCTGTACGCATGGGCAGCCGCACGTGGCTTGCCATCCTGTAGCAAATCGCAGCCCTGTGACACATCACGACAGGCCAGAGAGCTTGTTAGGCTCTCGGGCCTGTCTTTCAGATTCCACAACAAAACTGGTCATCTGCCACTGAAAGGTACAAGTAATGAAAATCCCTGAACTGAATGAAGGCGAACGCTACGCCGGCATCGTCATCGACAGCGCCACGGGCCAGCCCAC